AAACTGTTGATGTAGAAGAAACTGTTGCCGTAGAAGAAACTGTTGATGTAGAAGAAACTGTTGCCGTAGAAGAAACTGTTGCCGTAGAAGAAACTGTTGTAGCTGAGGAGACTACACAGCCATCGACCATTCCCTGTGAGAATATTGCAAATATCGCATCAGATATTCAAGCAAATGTCCCGAAAAATATAGATGAAATTAAAAAATCTGTTTTGCAAAATATGCACAACATGCAAGCAATGCAAGCAATGGATGAAATTCGTATGAAAGTAGAAAATGAACGTTCCACTAAAACAGAACCTAAAACAGAACCTAAAATAAATCAATTCATACCATCGGGGCAACCAACTAAACAGGACGAAACGATTATGGACATTTTTTATGGGTTTATTTCAAATAAATCAGCTGTGATTAAGAACCGAGTTGATACATTTAACGATTTAGATTTGTCCCAACACATAAATGTTGTGCGAGGAGACGTTGAAGAATTAATTGGATATTTCAATGATAATAAATTATTTAAGAATTTCACATCAAACAACTAATCATATACATAAATAATCACCGTTATTTCAAAAACAATGGTGATTATTTCGGTTTATCTTCTACGTACAAATGAGCAATTTTCATCCGATCCAGTGGCTGTTTATAGTACGATACATTTCCAACCGCACCGTGTAACCCGTCCTTATATCCAACATCAAGTTTCATTGGTAGTCCATCTAGATTTGAAATATATATTTTTGTCCTAGAAACCACCAATTCATTGTTTATGAACACATCCAAACGACCAGCATCTCCATTTACAACAATATGGTTCCATTTCTGGAGCGGAAAGTTATTACTTGAATAGACAACTGTATCGATACGTCGATCATAATCCGTATCACTATATTCATTTACTACAATTTTCAATAGATTTTCAGACGGATTGAATGAAATAGTGGGATGGCCCCCATACGTAAATATCGGTGTATCGGTAGTATACTGCTTGTTTGTATTTGGAGGATGTGATTCGACAAAAAACCACCCCGAAATACCATAATTATAGGGGTAAATGTTGTCACCCCTATTTCCACTATCCCCAGATTTTACATATAAACTTACATCTCGGATTATTTTTGCGAATGCACTTGTAGTTTCGTTTATTCCATTTCCAGAAATAGTTCCATCAGATGGATCGTATGATAACAATGTGTTCTCCGAATTAAGTCTCTGTATTTTTTTCCCAATACGATAACCATTTCCCACAATATACCGCTCTTTTATTATTGGGATGACGAAATATGAACCGATAATACCCAATTGTATAGCAACGAGACGGGACATCCATCCTCGAGTGGTAATCTGTTGGACAAATAGATAGTGTTGAAGGGAATATTTTAGTTCGAGTATGATATTACTAATTTTCCAAAAAACAGTTTTTAGGTTTACATCCCAAATTTTCCCCCCTAATAATTTTGCTAATTTGATCCCCCCTGTGGCAATCCCAATTATAAATAACCCATATCCAAGAATAATACCAAATGATTTGGTCGTCGGATTATCACTTGACATTAAAATTAGAAGCATTACAAAAATCCCCAATATAACGGTACCCATCGAAAACAATGACACGTAGCGCATCATTGAAATTGGATCAGATGTCCGTTCATCGGTCGATTTGATCGCTGTATATGCAGCATACCCACAAATAACAATAATACCAGCAAATACCGCTATATCAGTATATGTTCTATATGTAGATACAATTTGTTTTGGATCATTTGTGTATATGTACATTGTGAATATCGAATATATTAAAATAACGAATGATAATGTTACCAAAAACCCATTTGTCGATAACCACAATCGAATTGCTGTTATGTCAATCATGTATTGTGTAATATATACGATATCAGAATATTAAAAACGATTGTTTCGATTCAAATATATACGACCATCACACTAAAAACGACTCATTGCAGTTTTCTCACCGTGACATTCTCTGCACAATGCTACAAGATTGGACACTTCATTAGAACCACCGTTCTCCAAAGATATTTCATGATCAACCTCGAACCACGCAGATAATTGCTGGTTACATTTTCCACATACCCAACCCTGTTGAGCCGCGACGTACTTTTTTTTTGTTTCGCCAACACTGCGTTTGGTACCTCTATCACCCGACCGCATCATTCGTTTTTGTTGTGGTGGAATATACTGATCTGATGATCCACTTGGAAATTGTGTGGTAAAATTTGATTTCATAAATCCCATCATTGGGGTGATTACATCACTTGAATTTTGATCAATCGGCATATGTTTAATAAGATTGCTTGCTTCGGTTAAAATATCACTGTATTGGGGTTGATTTCCCATTTTTTTCATGTAGAGAACAACCGATAGTCCCGCAAACGCATACCCAATCATTGTATAATATTTTTTCCACCCACGCATCATATCTATATATTTCCCATCATGGTATGTATTTAAAATGAAGAATACAGTTATCGCTAATATAATTATTTCTCGTTTCATTTTATTTTGCTATAATACTGTTACATTAAATAAGCGATCGATGCAATACCACATACAATTGAAAATCCCACTAGATGTCGTTTGATCAGAAATGAATTATAATCAACCACATCTACTGGCCGATACATTGTGCGATATTCTAGTAGTAATTCTGATTCTGTGCGTCGTTGTATATTCAGTGTATCTGAAATTTGGTTGTGCATGAAAAACAACCATCTCAACAATGAAGATCTTGAATCCAAATATGGTGTTATTGGAAATCGTGTAATAAACGGATAAAATTGTCGAATATCATCATTATGTGGCAGAAATAGGAAAATATTTTGATACAAATCGTAATATTTTTGTTTTATTGTATCTGTTGGATTATCTGGATAACTAAGGCAAGTGGTCAGGGCGACAAACCAGTATCTGGTTGACCATACTGTTGTGTGTAATGTTGTATCTGTTGTAGTTGATGACATATGTGTGTTAGTATCAAATGATATAAGAATTAAGTACTAATAAACAAATATATAAAACTAAGTATCTTCTTTGCATAAATGCCGCGATTTAACCCGATTTTATCGGAAATAAGTTCAATTAATGCATCCAAACAGTCTCGAAAATATTGTAAAAATTGTAATTCTTTATCACATACAAACGCCCGTTGTATGTATCCAATTACTAGTATAGGTATTATTCTTGTCGACGGAATTACTTATAATATGACAGACGATATATCGTCGATCAATGTTTTATTGGTAAGAAGGAAGGATACATTCGGATATGTTGATTTTTTGCGCGGAAAACCAAATTTTAATAATGAGTCGGAAATGAGTGATATTATAAATGAAATGACTATTTCAGAAAAGAATGAAATTGCATCAATTACAAAAATAGACGATGTGAAATTATTGCGGTATAAAATGTGGGGAAATAGAAAAGTTGTTTTTAGAAAAGAAGAACACGATGCATGTTGTAAAATTATGCTTTATATAAAAACTCTAGCTGCTTCTGGTATGACATTAGTCGATGTAATAAATAAATCGAATACCAATTGGATTGAAGCTGAATGGGGCTTCCCTAAAGGAAAGCGGGAGTATATGGAATCAGACGTGAAATGTGCGTTTAGAGAGTTTGAAGAGGAAACTGGGATTAATAGGAGTAGAATAACTATTTTTCAAAATATACACCCAACAGAAGAAATTTATGTTGGAACAGATAATCGCCCATATAAACATAAATATTTTATAGGTCAGTTGGTTCGCGGTTCTCCTCCTGTGGAACTGGGATTATATCAAAAAAGTGAAATTGGAGATATGAAATGGATGAGATTAGAGGAAGCTATTCGTAAGATTCGCCCCGCCAATGTTGAAAAAATTAGAGTCCTATCCAATATGCAAGATATATTGAAAAAATATAGAGTTATAGTTTAATATTGTTAAATGACTGATATACAACCGTTATCTAATACGGATTCATTTATTCAAAAAATTGGTAACAGTATCAGTGGGTTGGTTAGTACGGTGACCGATAGTACGGTGACCGATAGTACGGTGACCGATAGTACGGCGACCGATAGTCCAGTAATAGATCGATATATAGATACATTATACCCCGAGACGAATGATCCAGATTTTTCTATTAAAATTGCCAAAAAAAAAGAATTTAGTGATTGGCGATATGATGGAACGATCCATGAAAATATAAATAATGAAAGTAAGTTTTTGTGTGGCAAGGGGTTCGAATTGGCTCCACATCAACATTTTGTAAGGAATTTCTTATCGTTTCAGACTCCGTATAACACTCTATTGTTGTATCACGGACTGGGTAGTGGTAAAACTTGTTCAGCAATTGGTGTAACTGAAGATATGCGCGAATATCTGAAACAATTGGGTGTCAATAAACGAATTATTATCGTTGCATCACCCAATGTACAGGAAAATTTTAAATTACAATTATTCAATCCTGCAAAGTTGACCCAGCAGATGGAAGGTGGTGAATGGAATGGAATATGGAGTTTAGATGGATGTACTGGTTCAACATTTATCCGAATAATAAACCCTTCAGATGTAAAATTTATTCCGAAAGAACGAATCATTTCTAAAATTAATAATATAATTAAGCATTCTTATATGTTTATGGGATATATTGAATTTGCAAATTATATAGTTGAGAAGACCAAAGTAGTTAATACAGGAAACATCAATACAGAGTTGCTTCAGTATAAAATTAAATCAAAATTAAACGCTATTTTTTCAGATAGATTGGTTGTAATTGATGAAATACACAATATACGAATTAGTAATACAAAAGAAGCCAAGCTAGTTGCCACCAACTTGGATTTGTTGGTAAATAATGTCAAAACAATGAGATTATTATTACTATCTGCTACTCCCGTGTACAACAATCCATCTGAAATAATATGGCTTACGAATTTATTGAATAGAAATAATGCCAATGTTCGGTTGGTCGATGGTGATATATTCGATTCCACAGGTAAATTCATAAAAAATGAAGTCGGTAAAGAAATAGGTAAAGATCTTTTGAACAGTAGATTGACTGGATTTATATCGTATGTTAGGGGCGAACATCCGTATACATTTCCATATCGCATTTGGCCACAACAATTTGTAGATAATACCGATTCACAAGATGAGGGAGTTATGGTTATAACAGATAAAATAGACAACTCAATTGATTTATCAACGCATAGTGTTTTGCGAATGACGTATCCATCGGTACAGATGAACGGGAATGAATTAACTGAGTCGGTACATATGATTGATCTATTTGTCAATAGAGTCGATGGATTTCAACAGGATGTGTATAAAATAATGATGGATACATATATTCCTACAGATAGTCGACGCGATATAGACTCTATCGACGAAGATCCGCCGTTGGATTTAGATTCGGATTCGCGCGAATTAATAGACCAAGGGGAAACGGGTGGGTCATACGGGTATACTGTATTACAAAGACCAATCGAGGCATTAAATATTGTATTTCCAACCGATAATTTAAAATCTATATCCGAATCAGAGAATCGGAATACAGGTACAAGGGCGAGGTTGGTTTCCGAATTAATTGGTAAAAAGGGATTGGCGCGAACATTTGATTATAAAACAGAAACAACACCTGTCCCATTTAAAGGGGATTTCAAATATAAACCCGAAATAAAGGCAAAATTCGGCAGGTTTTTGAGTCCGCCCCATATTGGAAAATATAGTAAAAAAATAGAAACAATTTGTAAATTGGTTGCTCGATCGACTGGTATTATAATGGTATATTCGCAGTATATTGATGGTGGGTTGGTACCACTTGCTCTTGCCCTAGAGGAAATGGGAATACGACGATACGGTGGGGTGAGTGGATCGACCACGTTGTTTGATACTAAAAATG